TTTGCTCCAAATTGGATGTAAGTGAAGTTATTTTGATCTATTGTTGTTATAAATCTGCGTTCAGTTCTTAAATACTTTAAAATCTTAGGTGTTTCATTTCTATATGGTGACAGTGTTTGATTATTAAGCGGAACGTTATCAACCAAAATAGGAATGGTATCTTGCGCCAAGTATTGGGTTTCATAATAGTTAATACCATTTGAATCAACCACACTTATTATTTTGACAACATTTGTTTCATCCAACTTAATTTTTAAGAAAGATTGCGGGTCACCAATACTAAAAGTCTTTGATGTAATTCTGCCTGAATAACACTGCGCTGTTTTCTTTATCAAATAAAACAATGGAGCACCTGTATTGTCACGATTGTAAACACTTATTTCTCTTGGTGAAAATAGTGTGTCTTGACTAAAATCTACACTTTCTTCAACGATAAATGATACACCAGATACACTGGATAGTTGTGTATATGGTTTCAAAATCAAACAATATCTTTCGTCTGGTATATATTCACCATTAACTCCTGATGTACGAGTTGCTGGTAATAATTGAAATAATTCTACGTATGTAGAAGATACTGAAGACACTTTTGGTTTATAACCCAAAAATTGTGCTTGATTTATAATGTTCTTACGTTCACCCGCAAATTGAATAAAACTTTCTTTGAATTGATAATCAGTGTAGTAAGATAGTACATCACCAACAAAGCTAGCTTGTTCAATAAAAATTTGTCCTGGCGAACTTTCACTGAAGTCCTTGTAACTTTGTGGGTAATACTGTTTGGTAAAATCGATCAGTTGTTGCTTTAACGAAGTAAAATCACGATTTAAATACAAAACGTCTTTTGTATTAGCTTTGAATGTTTTGTTAATTAGTTGTTGCATTATATATTATTGTTTGTGATAATTACTTCGGTTGTAGACTTCAGTTCTTTATAACTAAAGGCTACTTTTATAAATATTTTATTGTAATCATTATTTACAACATCATTTTCTACTAATTGAACTTTAACATCTTCCACTATTACCCCATTCATAAATCTATTTACATCATTTTGAATAAGATTTACCAACATAGGCAACATTTCTTGTAATTCATTCTGTTCAAACAATACTTTATATAAAGAAGACCCAAACGCATTGTTAAATCTACGTTCGCCAGGTCGTGTTAATAAAAGATTCTTTATATTACTCGAAACTTGGGAAATAGTATCCACATTGGTTTCAAAATAACCATTTTGACCCAATCTGAAAGGTATTTTAAGTCCTAATGCTTTTTTAGACATAATTAAATCTTAGATTTCTTCTTCTCTATAGCACTCATCAACTTAGAATAATCTCTGGTCATAGCTGAATATACAGATTTAACTGGTTCAGGAGCATTCTCGGGAGCTTTTGTTTCTGTAATTACTTGAGAGGAAGTTGATCCGTATCCACCTATCATACTAACCATACCACCTTCTTGTGGTACTCCTCCTGTAGTCTGATTTAATATGTCATTCAACATTGGATTGTTTGTATATTTGACAAATTTCTTCGCAGGCTTAGTTTCAACTTCTGCTACTGATTCATTCATAGATTCAAGTTCATTCAAAATTTCAGCTTCTAGATCAGAATCTGCAGATTTTGTCTTTTTTTGAGGCTTTGATGAATTATTCGCAAATATTTCTGATAATTGACTTTTCAACTCAGTCTTTAATACGTTGCGAACTTCTTGTTGTACTGTTTTTTTAATAAACTCTTTAAGCACTTCTATTTTCATATTGTTTATATATATATAATTATTAACCCAGAGGAGATTTAGGTAAATTTAATAAATCTGTTGCGCCTTTTGGATATGATGGTCTTGGTATTTTAATCGTTTTAATACGTGGCGTACTAGGTGGTTTTGGTATATTTGGCTTAGGCATTCCTTTTTGAACACTAGCTAATTTAGCTGCAGCTGCACCAACGGCTCCTCCAGAAACAGCTCCAATTACAGCACCTTTTCCGCCTCCAACTATTCCTCCTATTCCAGCTCCCAATCCACCACCGGCTAAAGCTCCTCCTGTTACACCTCCAACGGATAATCCAGCACCAAGTGCAGTACCACTTAATCCACCTATTAATGCACCTTTACCACCACCAGCTAATCCACCTACACCGGCTCCAAGAGCACCACCTAACAATCCACCTTTTAATCCTTTAGCTAATTCAGAAGTGGATTCAACCACGCCTGTTTTAGCATTTACAAATTTAGTATTTCCAGCTATAGATTCAGGGCTATATTTATCAGGAGACCAATCTTTACCTAGTCCATCTGGTTTTATTCCTTTAGGATTTAGTTTGTCAAAGACTTTGCCAGCTATACCTCCCGCAACCAATCCGGCACCAGCTCCAATCAATGCACCTTTTCCTCCGCCTGCTAATGCACCTATACCGGCTCCTAAAGCACCTCCTCCAATTGCACCTTTAACGCCAGATGATAAATTACTAAGTACACCACCGGCAGATTCTTGAGCGCCTCCAATTACACCTTGTGCCTGACCAGTCGCACCTTCTAATGCACCTTGTGCCTGACCAGCTGCTCCCTGTACTTGGCTAGCTGCACCTTCTAATGCACCTTGTGCCTGGCCGGCCGCACCTTGAACTTGTGATGTTAACCCTCCAGCTGCACTTTGTACTTGAGATGTCGCATTGCTTGTTACGTCTTGGGCTTTTGAAGCTGCTTGTTGCGCTGCATTTGCATCTAACCCTTTTACTTCTTGGGTAGGAAGTTTTATATTTGGATTATCTACTACGGGAGCTTTATTTGCTACACCATTAATTGTTTGTGTAGGTGGTCCTACTAAAGCGGGATCTGGATCGGTAAATGCATCTTGTCGTTCCACTTTAATTCCCTTGCCAGAAATACCAACTTGATCAGCTAAAGTTTGTAACAAAGATTCTCTTAGTTGTTTAAAAGCATTATTGAAAGCTTCACCTGGAGTCTTTCCAATACCACGTGTAGTCTTAAAATCGGATGCTATAATAGATTTCAGTGTTTTTCCACTAGATGTTTGTCTTGGAACTTTAACGTCTCCACTTAAAGTAACATTTGCTAAGTAATTTCCGGTTAATTCATCACGTTTCGATGTTGAAAATTTCCCACTTAAACTAAAATTCCATTCATTAGGAAAATTTGCGTCTGGAGACAAATTTTTTACAGAAATACTTGGGGTTGGCGCACCATCTTCCACTATTGCATTTGGTTTTACGAGATCAACTTTTGAATAGAATGAGTTTATAGCTCTTCTATATTCATTCGCATTAAAAACGTTACCATTCCAAGGTACAGTTTCTTCATAGGATATATAATAATCACTCATAATTAATCCTCAAATTCAAATTCAACTTGTACTGGACCTTCACGGCGATTTCTACCTTTGAAATCACCCACAACTCCAGCTCCTGTAACAGTATTAATTTCTACTGGATCTTTACATTCACCACCACTTCCAGGTGGTTTGACTCCATTACTACCAGGCGCATATCCGCCACCTGTAACAAATACTCTTCTACTTAATGTTTTGTGTAGATTGTCTCTCAACAATTTAAGCTTTATTTGTTGTACTGGTATTTGCGTTTGATCTGGATTAGCATCCTTTGTATTTTCAGGCGTTGCATTTCCTGATCTAGGATGTGTATGTGGATGTGGGTGTACGTGGTGATGCCAGTGTACGTGGTCTAATAACCAATTACACAAATCGTACATCCAATCTACAGTTGTTTGACCTAGTAATACTGGTTCATTTGTTTCGCCATATTGACCCAAAAATATTTGTGGTGCATTTATACAAGCGGTATTATTTGTAGTTATAACTACATTATCATTAGCATCTACTGTGTATTCACTGTCAGTGGTCACAGCATAACGTTTTTTACTAAAGTGTAGTGTTTCTGCAAATCTACTACTCAATACCAATCTATCGGTATTTATTACGATTTGATCGCCATTTAAAGTTGGTAATACAAATGGAGTGGAATTTTTCGGATTGAATCTTACTTGTTCTTCAGTTGGTTCTCCGTTTGACGTTTTGCCAAATATACTTTTATAAACTGTAGTTTTCCAATCGCTTTCTGTTTTTCCACTTGTTATTTGTATTGTACTGCCATCATTGTTAATATCTTCATCTATTTGTCCACCAAAATTTTTCTCAGATGGAGTTATTTTCGGAATAGGTGGTAACTTGGGATGTAATTGTTGTGGTTCGTCTAAAGAGATATTTCTCTGTCTATTTCTAATAGTAATCTTTGGATTTCCATATCCACCACCACTAGATTCTTTTAATAAATTGCTGTTTAATGCGTAGGATGGATATGATCCTTTATCATTAAGTCTATTATTATCATAAGCACTAAAACGAATTGATTGACCAAATCTACTTTCTATTGCTGTATCTCCTTCGTTTTTTCTAATCAATCTTATAAATGGATTGGAAATAAAATATTCCCCAACATACCCAATGTTATTGTATTTTGAATAAATTGGAGCTGATGTATAAGTAGCTCTATTTCCGTCAAAGTAAAAAGGCACAGCAGGCTTTCCATTTTCACTATATACTGTTTCAACAGTGTAATCTATATTGGTTGGAAAGTTGAATTTATTTAAAGGTTTGCTGTAATAGTAGTTATTGCCTACTTTTTGAACCAATACAAGTTCATTGACCAATGGATATTGCGTAATAGTTTGATCCAAAGGTATAGCCCAAGGCAATTTTTCCACCGATGACTTTTTTTCTTGTGATAAGATTCTTACTTTGGCCCGTCCTATATATGAAAAATCCACATCGTTTTCTTTGGCTGGTTCATTCTTATAGTTAAGAGGAACTGTTTGTGGATTTATTTTTTGTTTATATTCGTCCTGCAATTTTACGTGATTTTCATTGAAAATCACATCAACTACAACGGCGAGTTGTATAGGTGAACGAATATCAACCAAATCTTTTATTTGTTGATCGTTTAACTGTGGAGATTTATTTGATTTGGATACATCCGTAACTACCATATTATTCGCCTTTACTAATTGTTATAACTTCATCCATTAACTGTTTACGTTCGTCTTCACTTAATACCATTGAATTGCCTTCGCCAGTAGCTTCACCTTTTGCTACCAATCTTTGTATAACTGCGGCTAATTTGACCAATTGTTCATCGTTTTTAACGCCTACATCATAATAGTCTTTTATCATAGGCACTACGATAGTAGCGTCGTTAACAGTTTTAATTAAACTTCTTAACTCAGATATTAAAATATCAATTTGATCTTTCTTGCTCTCTGAATTTTTCACTATGTCTTTACAAAGACCAGAAAAATTCTTTCCTTTATAAATTTCAAAATTTAAGTCCATATATCTATAAATAGAAAAACCACTCTATTTGAGTGGTTTATTTGTTTTGTATTATATTTTTCCGTTATCAATGTAATTTTTTATAACTATATTTTGATATGATTTCATTTTATTGATAATTTTAGTAATTTGTTGTGTTTTACAATTACTTAGTTCTCTGATATAAAGATACAGTGTTTTTTTATTGAAATTTTCAATTCTTTCGCTGTTTCTAAATAATTCTATAACCGCATATGCTATATTGAGATCTTTTTGTTTGGTGAATATTTTTGTTATATTTCTTTCCCAATAGTTAATTAACAATTTCATAAACTCTTGTGTCTGAATAGTCTTATGATGTGCATCTTCTGTTTGCAAACAAACACTATCTTCACCTGGAGTTTCACTAATATCTACGTGTTGATTAAATCTTTTATAATTGTTATTGTTATGGAATATCAAGTAATTTTTAGCTACAATACTAAAATAACTAAATGCCTTACCTTTACCAGCTTCAAATTTGTGAATATTTGAAACCAAGTGTGCTACGGTTTCTTTTTGAATCTCTAATGGACTGTTGTCAAAATAAGTAAATTTAAATGTATTAAAAATATTTTCTACCAATTTATCAAAGCTGTATTTTATACGAGTTTCGTAAATTTCATTTCTTTTTACGTTGTCGGTTTCGGAATTGTATTCGATGATAGCTTCTTCGGTTTTTTTAGAAAAGTAAATTTTTTCTTTTTTATTGCGACCTCTACGTTTTTTTCTTACTTCTGTAAGTTCTTCAACTTCTTTATTAATCGCGTCCAATTCATTAATTACTATTACATCTTTGCTTGTTATGGTGCGGGGTACATTGATCTCAGATAAATTTTTAGATTCATATGTAATGTCTAATTTTAATTTATTTACCTTTTTGGGTTTTTTAACTATCTTTTTTACAGATGTTATTTTTGTTGGCTTCTTTATTTTTTTATTAACACTTTTTACCATAGCAGATACTTTACGTTTTTTAGGATTTACTACTTTAGTCACTTTCTTGGTAATGACTTTACTTTTTTTTATTTTTTTCATTCAAGTAATAATGTCAAACGTTGTCGGTTTCTTCTTCTTTTACTTTTTTATTCAAAGATTCAATGATTTGTTTCAAATCCGTGAAAAGAAAACCAACATCGTCATCTTTTTCAAATATACCACGGTTATCAACATCTTTCAATTTATTAAAAGTACTTTCTACAGAATTTTTAAAGTTTATAATCCAGTCTTCAAGTATATCTATTTGATTAAATGATTTTTTTAATGTGATTAATAAAAACACATTAGCTGATACGGATGCCAATAACAGTATTAATAATAAAATTTCAATCATTGTCTATAGGAGATTCATCATCTACTTCAACGAATTCAGATATGTAATCTAAAGCGTCATTTAAGGTTTTCCAACACGATTCATCGTATGATCTTTTGATCAATTTGTACAATTCTTTAAGCTCAGTTTCATCCATACTTATAACTACATATATATGGATGATCTACAAAACGAATAAAAAATTATTTTAATTGTAATTGTTAAAAACTAAACATACCTCTCGTACCAGTTTTGCCTTTTCGTTCAACAACCTTCTCAACTATCTTTTCAACCTCAACTATCTTTTCAACCTCAACTGGCTTTTCTACAACCTTCTCCACTATCTTTTCCACTTCAACTGGTTTCTCTACTATTTTTTCCACTATCTTTTCAACCTCTATTGGCTTCTCTACTATCTTTTCAACAACAGATGGAGTAGCGGATATGTTTTTATCATTAGAGTCAGCCGTATTTTTTTCTTGTTTCTTATATAGTTCGTAATTTTTGTCTTCCTCTACGTAGGTTTTATTGCTACTTATATTGTATGCCAATAACAATATAACTGCAAGTGGATCAAATACTGTAATAAGCACTACTATGAACCATTTAACTACTGTTTGAATTGTAGTGTTGAATTGATCCGCAACAAATTTAAATGTGGTAATATCCTTCTTTTGACTATTATCCACTTTTAATTTGTAAATGTTATCATCTATAGAACTTACTTTGGCACTATAAGTTTTAATCTTTTCATTTTCCCCCTCCAATTGTTTGTTTAAATCCCCAATCTGATCATTAATCTGATTTTGAATATTTTGTAATTGTATTGGATTTCTCGCAATTAATACATTTGTAAGTACTTCGTTCAATCTGACCTCTTGACTACTTCTCAAACTATAAAGTTTTTCAATTGTCTTTTTAGTAGACTCCATCTTACTAAGTTCTTCTTTTTTCTGAGACTCAAGTGTGATAATCTTATTCATAGATAACTCGGTCTCCAATGAAGATTTTTGAAACGCAGCTGTTAAAAATCCAAATACACCTAGAGATGTAATTGCCATCAAAGCAAATACAGCAATTATCATATAGGTTCTCATTAATATATTGGCTTTATTCCAATATCTGAATAACCACGATGTTGTTACAAGTTTACCTAGTTCCAATGAACCAGCCATAATCATTGCAGCAATAGTTGCTCCTGAAAATAACAATCCAATACCATATACACTAAAATAGGCAGCACACCCGGCGATTAAAAGTGACGTTGCCATTACCAAATGATGAAATTTTATCATATCTATAAATATATAAAAATAAAAAACCCCGTTAATTTAATAACGGGGTTAATATAACCTTGATTGAATATTAATCAATCTTTACTTTTTTCGTGACAGGAATCGTTGGTTTCACCTTTAATAATGTAACCTTTAACAATCCATTTTCAAACTTTGCGGTGGGATTCGCTCGATCAATTTGATCTCCTAAAGTAAAACTACGTTTGAAACTACTGTGTTTTAGTTCTCTACGAATGTATTTTCCTGTAGACTCCTTATCATCCACGTTTTTGATCTTTTGACCACTGATAGTAAGTACGTTTTCTTGTACATCTACAGATACTTCGTCTTTAGACAAACCTGGAATTTCAGCTAAAATTTCCACACGGTCATTATAATCAATAACATCTACGCGGGGATAACTTTGTTTTTCAAAAAAACCAACACCTAATTCTTTGTTTAATTCTGGGAAGTGAGCCGCAAATACTTCATCAAATACGCGGTCAAATGGTGTTAAAAATTCATCACGATCAATGTGTCGCAATGCAAACGGACTATATTTTACTACTGACATATATTTACCTTTCTTTTTAATAATTCTATCGAACTTATTAACCTAATAGCCTCATTCGAGCACTATAGTGAATAACACATCCGTGTCATTCAACAATATATATAACCAAATTTTGAAAAATGTCAATATTTTTTATCCTACAGACGAAACCCCACCTGTTTGACACAAATTAATATAGTTTTCGATAGACACAATATTATTGTTTCTTCTCAAGAACAATATGTAAAAGCTTGCACTACCCAATATTGAATTTGTTGTTACAACTGTATAAGTACCTGAAAATTGTCCCGATGCACCAGTGGTACACGCATAGTCTTGACCTCCGGCTGGATCTAATGTCCACGAAATATTAATAGTATATCCGTCTTGAGTTATAGTTGAAGGTAATGTACAGCCTGAATTTGGTAAAGCATTAACAACCGCTTTAGCAAAAGTTTTATCTGCAGATGTACCTGTTTTGTAGGCAATTGTTACTACGGTTCTGGTTTTTATCAGTGTCCAACTCTCCAACATACTTGGATTATAACTAATACACCCAAGATTACTGGTTACAGGGGTAACCACTGGAGGTACTACCGGAGAAACCACACAAGAATTCTTATCAAAGTTAGCTATAATTTCACAATTTTGAGATTGAGGTGAATATCCCAATGGCAAAGTCAAACTCACAGAACCCTTTGCATTAAAAGTTTTTGGTTGAAGTGTGTTTTGATAATTAGCAAGTCCAAAACCAATACTAATTTTACGTATTCCATTCGCTGGAATAGAAAACATTCCTGATGGACTAACATCAACAGTGTTAATCAATGCGTTCAATGATGTTCCATCTAAATTGGTCCAAGTAGGACTAATGGTTGCCAACATTTCCGCATTATTATTATTTGTTATTATGAAACTACCGCTGTGTTTTACTTGTGTAGTTGCGGTTGGGTTACAAACTGGTTGAGTATAACCATCTCCACAGTCCAAGTAACCACATCTTGGTCCTGTAAATGATATATTTGTTGGAAAATTTCCAACAGTTGCTGGTGGAGACGTACAAGAGGATGCATTTGAATCTTGTGTACCCAAAATATAAAGTGTTATTTGACCAAATGTAGATGTGTTTTCAAATGCATATTCATAATTAACATTTGTTCCACCCAAACTAGTTGCTGTAACCAAACCTGTATAAAAATATCCAAGTGATCCATCAGGTGTATTTGATTTTTGCAAAATCAATCCGTCAAATGTCAAAGTTCTATTGTATCCTAAGTTATCTCTGTAAGATATAATAGGCAAAAGTTGTCCACTCGATTTGTATGTTGTTATATTGGGATTTTGTAACAAACTATTTAAGTTATTTAATATGTTTGATAAATCAGTTATTTTGGTGTTTGTATATCCATTTGCAGTTTTATCACCGTTGATTTTTTGAAACAGTAGTGAACTTGCAGTAGGTAAATCTGCAGCGGTTATTGTGTATGTATAAGTTGTATTATCCGTTACAGTACTGGCACAAGTGCCTATAAACATACTGGACGTAAATGCATTCGATAAACAATCTTTTGATACCAATTTATAAGCTTTGGCATCTATCAAATTATAAAACAATTCGATGTTATCTCCTGATTTAGCATAAGAAAAAACTTTATTCCATCCAGAATCAACAATTGGAGTAGTAACATCGGATTTGGAATACAATGTATATTGATAAACTTTATCTTGTATGTTGTTGGTTAAAAAGTTGTTGTTTTGTATAACGCTTGGTGAATAAATTTTAACAGTTGCTACTCCTGTAGACGCAGCTACTTTAAAAGAACTGCTTATATAAGATGCACCATAAAACTCACTAAACTTTATTGGCCGTCTATTGTCTTTATTTATGAATCCAACTCCTAAAGCTTTTGTAATATTAATCGTTCGTGAATCGGAGTTTGAATTGCCAATTCTATTTTCCAATTGATAATAACTTTGTGATATAGAAAAGTTATTTGAACCTGGATTATAAAAGTTACTTAATAAACTGTTGATCGAAAGATTTTCGCTGTTATTTGTTTCGCTTTTGAAACTCAACGGACCAAATCTGTTTAATATATTGACAGGCATATATCCTATATATATTAAGATTCGATCTTATTTTTTAGTTCTTGAACTTCTTTGTGTAGTTCTTGAATAGATTTTAGTAGCAATGCAATAAGCGGATTATACTTTACAACTTTATACCCCTCGATATTTTCAGTTACCAAGTCAGGATATAGTTCTTCGATTTGTTGAGCACTAACACCAAAATCTTGTTTTCCATTTGATTTCCAATTAAATTCAATTGGATTTATCTGATTAACTTTGGATAAAGCGTTTTCTATAGGTTTGATGTTATCTTTGAGTCTTATATCTGACGAAGCGAATGTAGATAGTGCAACTATATCACCTCTTACGTCCAATTGTCCACTTCCACTGACACGTAATAGTTTGGTTTGTGAACTACCAGATGTAATTAAAAATACATTTGAATTTGGATTATATCCAGATGGCCATCCAGTAGACCCACTTAAATGCAAATGTAATTGAGCATTTACGTTGTCGGAACTCACTATATTTCCAACACTTAATAATCTTTGTCTGATTCCCAAAACTCCCCAACCAGATTTTCCTGATTGCCAAGTTACATCTTTGCCTGGTAAAGCTGATGTATTTACGTGAGATCCAGAATAATAAAATGCAAAATTAGCAGATGTTCTTAAATAATTGTTTGAGGTTTGTAATCCTATACCATATATGGATTGACCCGATGAAGAATTTTGAATCAAATGTTCACCTACAGCGGAAAATTGTAATGGGTTGTTTACAGTAACTCTACCTGAACCCATACTTCCCAAATTATTAATACTACTATTTCTCACCAGATAATTAGTAGATCCTATAGCAGTGCCTGCTGTCCAGTATGTAAATTGATTTGCAGTACCAGTGCCTGTTATGTTTCCTCCTGAATTCAAAGCATAAGAAGCGGTTTTAGCGCAACTAGCCGTACCATAAAATGCAACTTTTCTATTTGCGTTGTAATGATTTGATGCACTAATGTAACCCTTGATGCTAGCAGAAACACTTCCTGAGAAACGTCCTCTTGAAACACCACTAAAACTACCAGTTAATTTAGAGTTTTTACTAATCAATGAACCATATAAACTTCCACTGAAACTTCCACTAGCACTTGCTTTCTTAGTCAATATATAACCATAAAAACTACCACTCAATGATCCTGAAGTGTTGGATTTGCCTGTTGTTAGTCCTTTAAAACTGCCGGTAAAACTACCTGTATTTGTACCATTAAAGTTTCCACTAAAACTACCGGAGTGATCTCCTTGAAAACTACCAGTAAAACTACCTGTAAAAGTACCACTTAATGTTTTTGCAGATCCAGAAAAACTTCCGGTATAAGATCCTGTTACAGATGATAAAAATGTTACAACGTCCCCAAATGTGCTTTTTCTGGAATATAAATCGTTGGAAGAACCAGATTCAATTGTTAAAATTAAATCTTTAGACGTTAACGTACTGTATCGTACCAGATCGCTAACTTTTACTTGTTGTATTAAATTGCAGGTGGTTGACATAATTACTTCCAGGCGTAAATTTTAAGATACCATTTGGTTGTATCGATATTATATTGACTTATTACACTGGTGCTACTGTTATAGTCGTAAACAGTAATGCTGGTATAAGTTGGGACAATTAGTAACACAGTACTAGAACTTGAAACGATACTGCAAATTGGTTTTGTTTGGTTATTGAAAAAAGATGTTACGTCAACTTCTTGGTTAATAACAAATCTTCCATCATTACTATTACATTTTAAAACTACTCGGACCAAAGAAGGTACAGCAGAAAATCCGTGGGAAAATGAAAGAACATTTCCAGATGAATAATATGATATGCTATTACTATCAGTTGTGGTATTAAATAAAGAAGTGGTATATCCAGATATACCATCTGAGTTAGCATAATCTTTTAAATCAGATAAAGTGGATTTTCTAGAATATTTTGAACCACCTGTATTTTCAATAACCATCAGTTGATCTGCATCTTTGATACTAGAATAAGTTGCTAGATCGCTGACCTTTATTAGTTGTACATTTAAACTGTTACACGGAGTTGACATATTTTATAAATATAAAGTATTAAGAGTAAGAAGCTCCTATTCGATTAATAAGAATTTCACTGCCCATCAATACAATTGAATACAAGTCTCTAGACCCATTTGATGGATTTGATGCCGAACCACCTGGCCACTTTAAAGAATTAGGTGTACCGGTGCTCCACGTAAATGAAGTGCCACCGCTATTGTTATAAAAATACAAATAACACACCTTCTTTTGAGTCAGATTTACATTAAAAGTTTGAGATGCTGTAGCCGTTACATAGATCATATCATAATCATCAAAACTCAAATTGGTAGTTGCAGCTGCAACAGTAGCACTTACAGTTGTATAATCTTTTTGGTAATTACCCTTGAAAGATCCTGTGATAATAGCCGCATCTGTCTTGGAAATAATTGAGCCATTGTCAACTTTAATATTTCCATAAGAATACATTTTACTACCACTGATAGATCCATAAGCACGCATATCACCGCTACTGGATACATAAAATGTATTGGCAAAACTACTTGATCCATATTGTACTAATATAGCGGTTTGTTTGTTTTCTACTCCAACTGGAGCACCTCCCACGAATTTACCAGCTAATACCGATCCAGCAACGTTTGCGGCTTCATTGCTACCACTAAACATTCTGATTTGCAACTTAGCACGTAGATACTTATTTATAGAACCACTTGGCTCTGCTGGAGGAGTTACACCTATACCAACTGAACCATCTCTAGCAGCTGAATCCGTATTAATATATGGCCAGAAGTAAAAACCATTACGTATTTGTTTCAATGCGGCCATTGTACCAGATGAATCCGAAGTTCTCGATGTAATGGTACTATTTTTAAGATGATATGATCCTGTGGTAATACTCAATGTCAAACTGCCACTGGAAACGGATTGTATAAACCACTGATCTTGATTTGGATATCCAGTTGATCTGTTTTTATTTTGCAATACAAAACCAGCTGAACTTAATGTACCAGATCCTCTATTTACTACTACAAAATTTGATTGAGCGTATTTAGCAGACGCAGATACATAAAAATTTATTTGACCAAACTCATTTTTATAAAATAGAGGAGATGTTGTTAATCTGTTGCCATCAAAATATGGTACAGCGCTTGAACTATTCAAAGATCCTTTTAACAAATAAGAGGATGTTAGTGATGTAGTTGAAGAATCCGCAGTTATAGCATTTAAAGCATTATCTACAGTCCCAAGTACAGTTGAAGCTCTTAATGCGTATGAAGCACTAGTGGTTCTGGTAGAATAACTACTACTAATAGCTTTACTTGATGTTAATGCATAACTACTTGAAAAAGATGAGTATTTTTGATTGCCATTATAAGAATAACTAGATGTACCATTTACTCTTAGGTTTGACCAAACTAAATACGAAGCGGTATCTGCGGTAGTTGACATACAC